CTGCTGCAGCTGCAGCGCGAGACAGCCGTCAACCGCATCGCCCGCACGCCGGCCATCGGCGCGGACGTCGACGCGTTGCTCGACTCACGGAAGTTCGTCACCCAGCTGGCGGACCTCAAACCAGACTCCAAGACCTTCGACGACGACGTGAAGACGCTCGTCGAAGCAGCGGTCAAGGAAAACCCGAAGTTCAAGCTCGCCCAGGCGGCAGGCGTGAGCGGCGGTCAGTTCACCGGTGGATCCGGTGAAGGCACCAAGCGCCCCACCTCCATCGGTGCTGCGATCGCAGCCCGTAACGCCTCGTAAGGAGCCCTGATGTTCAACTCGCTCATCGTGCTCACGTTGGCCCTCGCGGTCATCGTGAGCCTCGGTGCGGTGGTGCAGCGCGCCCCGTACACCGGTCTGCGTGACCGCATCGCAACGATGCGCGTACTGCTGCCCTCCGACGTCGGTGCGGTCACCCTCGCCCAGGCGCAGGTCAACGTGCAGGACGACGTCGACTTCGCCGTCATCGACGATCTGCGCCGCTACTCGTGGCTGTTCGACCAGATCGTCTTCGACGACACCGTCAGCCCCGGCACCAACGGCGCGACCCTGACCTACGCCTACACCCGGCTCACCCAGGCAGCACCCGCCGGCTTCCGTAAGTACAACGAGGAATACACGCCCGGGCAGGCCAAGCGCACCCGGCAGTCCTCGGACCTGAAGCCGCTCGGTGGCGCCTTCAATCTGGACCGTGTCCTGGCGAACCTCGGACAGGCCACGACGAACGAGCTGACGTTCCAGATGCAGCAGCTCACCACGTCGGCGCCGATCCGCTTCATCCAGGAAATGATCAACGGCGATACCGCCGTCGATGACGCTGGCTTCGACGGCCTGTCGAAGGCTCTCGTCGGGACCAGCACCGAGGTCACAGCCGGATCGGTCGGCGGGTCGAACGACTGGACGCCGGCGACCGTCATCACGCAGCCGCTCGCGAACAACCGCCTCGACGAGGTCGACGACTGGCTGTCGCACATCGTCCCGTCCAAGACCGGCGGCGGCGACCAGGGCGTCCCCGGCGCTCTGCCAGCCGGAGTGAAGGCCATCATCGGCAACACCAAGAGCATCACCCGCATGCGGGCGCTCGCACGGTGGGCCGCGATGTTCACCTCCACCAAGGACGACCTCGGCCGCCAGGTCGACATGTACGGCGACTGGGTCCTCGTCGACATCGGTGACGCCTACGACGGGTCCGGCCCGATCATCCCGATCACCTCGGGTGGCCTGACGGACCTGTTCGCGGTCACCTTCGGGCTCGACGCGTTCCACGGTGCCGCGATGGCTGGGAAGCCGCTCGTCAAGACGTGGCTGCCCGACTACTCGGTCGCGGGCGCCGTGAAGACCGGCGAGCTCGAGCTCGGCCCGGTCGCTGGCGTGCTGAAGAGCACGAAGTCCTGCGCCGTGCTGCGAGGGGTGAAGGTCCAGTGAGCCGCGTCAAGATCTCCGCCCCGAACGCGGCCTACGACGGGAAGGTCGGCGACCTGCAGTTCTCGAAGGGCGTCTACGAGGGCGAAGCCCCCGACGCCATCGTGAACTACTGCCGCGCGACCGGCTACGACGTCGAGACCCTCGACGGCGCGACAGACGCCGGTGACGGCACTCAGCCCGCGAGCTACGACGACATGAAGGTCGCCGATCTCAAGGACGAGATCGACCGCCGCAACACCGACCGGGACGCCGAGGTCCAACTGGCGAAGTCCGGCACCAAGGCCGAGCTCATCGCAGCCCTCGAGGCCGACGACGAAGCGCAGGCAGACGCCGGCGACGGCAACGATGAGAACGGAGCAGCACAGTGAGTGAACTCGGCGGCTTCAAGGGCAACCCGCGGGATGCCCTTGCCTACCTCAACCCGGCGCTCGCGCCGGACTCCACGGCGTTCCACCGCCGCAACCTGCCCCGGCTCCCGATCGACGACCGTGTCGATGTCCTCGCCACTGGGGTCATGACGTCGGTCCCGATCTACCTGCAGGCTGGTGACGTCATCACCAGCGTGTCGGTCGTGGCCGGTGCCACTGCTGGGGCGACGATGACGCACTGGTGGTTCGCGCTGTACGACACCACGGGTGCGCTCATGGCACAGACGGCGGACCAGACCAGCGGCGCGATCGCTGCTGGTGCGGTCCTCACCAAGGCGCTCGCCACCGCGCAGACGATCAAGAAGTCCGGCGTGTACCGCGTCGGGATCATGGTCGCCGCCACCACGGTGCCGTCGCTGCTCGGTGCCGTCGGTTCCCCCGCGGTGCTCACCGGAGAGCCGACCCTGGCTCAGGCGTCCGGTTCGGCGCTGGCTGCCACCGCGCCGGCAACGATCGCGACACCGACCGCGCAGCGCGCGGTCCCGCTGGTCTACGTCTCCTGACCTGGACCGTGGGTGCGTGGCGTCAAACGGCGCTGGGCATCGGTCATTCTTACCCGCCGCAAGGCCGCTCGGGGACGTTCACGCCCGGTCCTACCGTCCCTGTCATGAGCGCGTCCTGCGTCACGCACCCACAACCGTCTGAGGAGGTCTGCCAGTGCTGATCTACGCATCGTCAGACGATCTCACCAGCGGTGAAACACCCTGGCTCACGGCGACGCCGACCAACGCAGGTTCCCTGCTGCGGTCGGCGTCGCTGATCGTCTCCCGTGAGACGAAGGCCGCGTTCTACGACACCGACAGTGACGGCTACCCGACGGACACAGTGACCCGTGAGGCGTTCCGGCAGGCCACCTGTGCCCAGGTCGCCGGCTGGGTGTCGCTCGGTATCGACCCGATGAACCTCGGGCTCGACGGGAAAGCCCCGGTCCGCTCGAAGCAGCTCGACGGCGCCGCGATCGGATACGACACCAGCGCGTCCGTCTCCGCTGCTGCCTTGGCGACGCGTCAGGCCGCGGCCGACGACCTGAACAGCCAGGCAGCGGAAATCCTCCGCGAAGCTGGGCTCCTCGGCACCCGCGTCTGGGGATATGGGTGAGCGACGACACCGACATCGTCGACTTCTACGTCCACACGGTGACCGCGCGCGCCTACCTCGGCGTGAGTGGCAAGGGCGTCGTCCTCTACGACACAGAGGTCACGATCCCGTGCTTCCTGTCCCGCAAGGTGCAGTTCGTCCGCAACCAGGACGGTGAGCAAGTGGCATCCTCGGCGTCGGTGTCGTGCGCCCCGTCGTGGCTGAACTCGCTCCCGCCGAAGTCGCAGGTGACGATCCCCGGGCAGACCGAGCCGACGACGGTGATCAGCCGTGCAGCGCCTGACGGTGGCGACTTCATCACCGGTATGGATCGCGTGAAGGTGTACCTGCAGTGAGTGGGAACCTGCGTTTCGACACGTCCGGCTTCAACATCGGCCGGCTGATCCCTGCGGCCGAGGAGGCGTCGCCGCGTGCGGTCGGCCTGGCGATGGAGCACATCCTCGGCGTCGCTGATGAGCTGACCCCGATCGAGACGGGTCGCCTGGTTGGCTCCGGCACGGTGCACGTCGACGGCGACACCGCATCGATCACCTACGACGGCCCGTATGCCCGTTTCCAGCACGAGCGGCTGGATCTGCGCCACGAGCATGGCCAGGCGAAGTACCTGGAGCAGCCGCTGCACACCGAGAAGGACGCCGCGCTGGGCATCGCTGCCCGCGTGATCAAGGACGCGCTGTGAGCTGGCAGTCCGACGTCGCGAACGGCCTCGCACAACTCCTCGCCGACGCAGACCTCGGCACATGGAACCCCGACGCCGCCGGCGGCACCATCGTCCGCGGCTCACTCCCACCCGACACCCTCGGCATCGGCATCCAGACCTACCGCGCAGGTGACGACGACCCGGCGCACCCCACCACGCAGCTGCGGGTCCAGTTCTGGCTCCGCGCCGCCGACATCGACACCCTCGACGACCTCGACTCCGGCATCTACGACGTCCTGATGGGCCTGTCCGGATCCGTGTTCGGCGGCACCCACCTGACCGACACCGGCGCGATCAGTGCCGTCCCGATGGGTCTGGACGGGCAGGGCAACCCCGAACGGGCGTGCAGCTACCGCCTCGAGCTGGACCTGCCTGCCACCGCACTGCGGTCCTACGACCGCTCCTAGAACCAGCCGCTCACCCACTGCCCGCCGCCTGGCGGGTGATTCCACACGCCCCTGGAGGCACCCGCAATGACGACACGCAGGCTCGCACGCAACATCGGAGTCGACGTCTCCGCCGACGGCGGCACGACGTGGCTCAACCTTCCCGGCCGGGTCGACAACGCCCCGGCGATCACGCCGAACAAGGTCGACTCGACCGACGTCGACACGAACGGCTTCACCTCGTCGGAGATCACGCTGCAGTCCGGCGTGCTGACGATCAAGTACAACTCGATCGCCGTCTCCGGAACGCCGAACCCGGCGCAGGAGCTGGTCGAGGCATGCGTTGCACAGTTCGGTGACGCCGCCCGTCTGACGGTCCGCTACTACGACAAGGACGGCGGCTCGCGCGGCTACTCGGGTCTGTCGATCGTCGAGGTGGCCTACTCCTCGACGAACGTCCCGGACCTGCGGCAGGTGACGGTCACGTTCACCTTCGACGGCACGATCA